GCTGTCTGCTCTAGCAGTTCATTAACAAGCTTTTTAACTTCTGTTGGCTCTGCGATTAAAGATGAGTAATTTCTAGCTATGTAGTTATTATCTTCTGTCGTCCAGTCTGAAAGCGGTATGAACTCAGAAGGCACATTAGCATAGTTTAAAAGCAGGTCATTGAGGATATAAGTGACAGTCTTTTGTGAATATTCAAGACATACCTGAACCCTAGCGCCTGCGTCATGCTCCACTGGTTGCGTATTGTATTGACCGCGCGTAATTGTTAGAACATCGCCTGAGCGGCTAAATGTTACAACCTCCTCACCACCAATCTGAGCAACGCCATTAAGCGGGTATTCAGAGCCAATGCCAACCGGGTCAAGCGTTACGCTTGTTTCTATATTATTTAGCGCATTAAGACTCGAGCCATTACTCAGAACAGGTGCTTGTGATTGCTTGCCATCAGCTAGCTGCAAAGCGTCTTTACATTGAATAGTGAAGCCACCATTGCTATTGGGGCCTGCTACTTTTTCAATCAAAAAATGGCGCGTTTCCATTTGTGCAATTGATTGATCACTATTGCCTCGAATCAATCTAATGCTAGAGCCTTTCACATAAGGCCAGCGTGCGCGAAATTTACCCCAATATGTCCCGCGCTCATAAGGGTCATAATCTCGGTCGGCTAGGTATCTGTCACCCTCTGGCCCCGTGTCAGGGTATCGTGAGTCTTTGAAATTGACATTGATAGAAGCGCGAACGCCTATCGACTCACCAAGCTCTAATTTTGCTGGGCGAATATTAACCGACTCAATACTTGGGATAGCTTCAAAATCTGTCGATAATTGAGAGCTAGCTGTGGAATATCGCGCAGTGACTGTCTCTTGTGTGTAATTAGCCTGATCTTGGCACGTTGCCCAGCAATTAAAACACTTAATGTCACCAGTGGCAGGAATCGAAGCTGTGCAAGGTGCTGAACCGTAAGTATTTGAACAACGGTCTAAATCAACTTCTATGAGTGTTATTCTTTCCACTATGCTACGCCTTTAAAATTCCAATCAATACTCATCATCCCATTGCTCCTCTGGTTCACTGGTCGAGGATTTCCTTCAACCCAAACATAGCCAACCTCTGCCGGATATTTGGCAGGTTTCCAAGCAAAAAAGCAGGGCTTTCTAGGTATCATGGAAAAGTAAGGGTCTAGCATTGATCTATACCAGTCTGGCGTAAGGTTTTGCAAGCTTACTTGCGTTGAGTTGGTTTGTCTCACGACTACCTCACCCAGGTATTGCCCGTTCTCACTCACTCCGTTTACTGTAACTCTGTCGCGTCCGTATGTTATTGGGGTGTGACCAACGTATAAGCCGCGCTGTAATTCCAGTTTTTTACCAATGTACAGTACGCCAATTTTAGGCGCTTCGGTCGCTCCACTGATAATGATTTCAATCGTAGTCGGCGTTGCTGCCCCGCGTAAAAATAAAATGGCTTGAGTATCTGATATGGCCTGAGCTGGAACAACTGTTACGCCGTTGTATTTAATCGAAACAGTTAGGCCAATCTGATTCAAGTTATGCCTGGCAATTCCAATATAATCGACCTCTGAACCGTCCACATCAACCGTAATGGTTTGAGTAGCTGCGCTGGTCGCTTCCCACAAGTGAGCCGTTGCCGGGTTGGTCACATTGGTTATAGGGTTTTCAGTAGTCGAGCTGGTTGCAGTGATATTTGTCGTTGTTACAATATTATCAAAGCAAAGCACTCCTTTGTCGCCCGTTTCAGCTTCGCCAAGTACAAAGCCTGTACTAATAATTGTTGCCATTAAACCACCAATTTAAACCCGTCGTTTTGAAGCTCTACCAGTTGCTCAGCGATATTATTAACCATTGAGCCGCTAACAAGTGCATTAGGGTCTAGTGTATCAACTCTTACCGTTCTAGTCTGCTCTGGTGCTGCCGATGCTGTTGCGCTTGGCACTGCTGGAGTTGCGCCACTGCCTGCTCCTGCACTAACCGAGCCACCACCGCCAAAGCTTGTACTGTTGATTGCTTGAAGTCTAACGCCCCCCGCAACCACAGCAGCCGCAGCAGCGGCAGCACCCAAAGCAGGGCCAATCACAGGGATACCAGACAAAGATTCATAAGATTTTTGAGCTGATGAAATGGTGCTTACAATCGTTTGCGCCCTAGCTGCCTGCTTTCCTATCTCAAACTGGCGTTTATTACCGGTTTGCATAAGCGTTGCTATATTCCCTAACATGCCTGCAATAGCATCAGTTTCGCTAGTCGTCCAGCTATCTTTAATCATAGCCATTTTTTCAGAGAAGCTTTTTTCCCTAGCAACAGCTTTTTCTTTTGCTGCTACATCGATTGCTTCTAGTTGTGAAACTTGTGCTTGCTTGGCCTCTACTATTGCAGGGTTGTTAATACTGGCAATGAATGCTTCCACTTGCTCGCTTGGAAGCGGGGACATTAATTTATTATGAAGCTCAGAGGTTGCCGCTTGCAGCTCTGTATTTGCCTCAATAGCTGCGGTTTTTATGCCGGCAACCATTTCTGATTGTCCGACAACTAAATTCGATACATCAACGCCAGGAATATTATTAACAGAATCAATCAGGCCGTTAATTGTCCCAACTGCTCCCTGTATTGCGCCCTCTATTGACTCGGCAATAGTCGAGGCAACCCCAAGAGCACCGGCTTTTAATGCTTTAAACGCCAGTACTGTTCCGTCTATTACAACCTCAACACCAGTGAAAGCATTACCGATAAATCCGACCGCTTTTGCTACGCTATGAACTGCGTCAGTAGCCTGTTGCTGAAATCCTCCGGACTCTATAGCGGCTTCTTGAAAGTTTAGCGCCAACTCCTCAAGGATCGGCGCAAGCGCAATAGTTACTTGCTGGCTAACACCTTCAACAGCTCGGCCAATGCTACTCATGGCATCGTTAGCCGCCTCAATTTTTGCAGCGTCTACGTCAGAAATTGCAAGTCCGAAGCCCTCCATCTGTCGTTTTGATTCTGCGATTGTTTCAGGGGTTAATTGAGTTATTGCAAAGCCAGCTTTTTTACCAAATAAATCAGAAGCAGCAGCCGCTCTTTCTGTTGCCGGAACATTGTCTTTTAATGCTTGGTTGATTGTCAGTAGCTTTTGGTCAAGGGTCATACCCTCAAGATCAGAGGCGGAAAGCCCAAGCCTATCCAGAGTGTCAGCAGCCGCACCGGTGCCTTGAGCAGCCTCGCCCATTACAACCTCAAGATTCTTTGCTCCCGACTCTATTTGCTTCATAGATATGCCGGACATCTCAGCAGCTCTATCAAGAGTCGCCATTGAAGCGCTAGAGGTTCCAAGCTGTTTGGCTAGCTTGGCTTGGGCGTCAATAGCACTGAGCGAGTCTTTTACAAACTTGGCACCAATAGCCGCACCAGCAACAGCAGAAGCAGCCGCCATTTTAGCCATTGCGCCCGTGGTCTTCTTAGCTTGTGCGCCAAACTTATCAAGCGTGGTTGTAGCTTCTTTTGTGCCGCGTTTTAAGGGGTCAATGTCTGCCCCAAATCGTACAAAAATATCATCAGCCATTATTAAAGCCTTCTTCAAGTAGCCTTAAAAGGCGTTTTCGTTGCGGCTCTTCAAAAAGATGCGGAGCTTTAGACTCGACAATCCACCAAAATTCTTGAGGATGCAAAGACCAAAACTCACTTGGCGAAAGTCCAAAGCTTGTAATGGCCGTCATATACAAGCTTTTTACTAAACCTGCGCCGCTTACTTTCCCTGCTTTTCTTCGTCAGGCTGGTAGGTTTCAGGAGGAATCATCATCATAATCAGGTTTGTGATTGAGTTTTGAACATTCTCAGAACCGCCATCACCGAACAATGAAGCATAAACCTCATCAATCATAACCTTACCGCCAGCGTAATTAATTGCTAAAGCGTAAGCCTCGGCTAGTTTGGATAGCTTTGGCTGAGATGTAAGCTCTTGCAAAGAAATAACATCTTCAATCTGTGCGATAAGCTTCATTACCTGATTGCCTTTAATGGTGAACTCGTCACCACCAAAGGTTAGGCTAATATCTTCGAAGATAGCCATTAAACGCCCGCCGTGTAAGTCCAAGGGCCAGAGCTTTGCAGCGTGCCGTCAAACTCTACCGCGCCATCAGAGCCGCCGCCATTTTCAGTGAATCCGTTAAAGTAGAAATCACCTGAAATGGTATCACCAGCCGCCTGTGCGCCATAAGGAGGGTATTGGATAGTAATATCAGTCAGCAACATGCTTTGCTCAGTCATAATTAAAGAGCGCAATAATGTATCTTTAGTTACGCCAGAAATAGAAATGTCTAGCGACTTTGTGCCAGCTTCAGATAGCAGCGTTCGATAGCCGTTATCCTCATCTGTGGTAATGTCGATAGGCTCTTTTGCAATAGCAATAGACTTTGAGTTAACACCAGCTATTGCAGTGTTGTTTTTTTCGATCAGCAGATCGCGTGAAGCTCCACCAGCCATTTTATAATTCCTCAATTAGAAGATTGAAAGTTTGTACGCCGTGCCTAGTGAATCCGTCCGAATCTAAAAATGATTCTGAACCCACTTGAGCAATATTTATAAATTTATACCCTGATTCTATCAGGTTTGCACGATGCAGGGCATTATAAATCAAACCCTGAACCTGTTTTGTTTCGCTTCTTCCTGAATACCTGGACCAAGTATGAATAGTTATTGAAACTTGATTCATTAATTCAGTGTCTGTGTCTATTGTAGTGTGTGAGTCCTCACCAATAACAACATAGGGAAAATTTGTATCATCACCAGAGCTTATGGCCTGCGGTACGTTATCATAAACCGCTTTAATGACAGTATTTAGCGGCGCATCATTTGCCAACTTAGAATAAATCGCTGTCTGTACTACGGTTTCAAAATTAGCCATTTTTCGCTATCTTCTTCTGCTCTCGTTTAACTGCCGCTGCTAGTTTTTTTGTGAATTGTTCTTCAACTATTTTCGGCATGTTTGATTGTATCATATCTTTTGCAGGTCTTAGAAATGGCTGCTCAGGTTGTGGCACTGGCCCACCCGTTCCAAATTCAACAAAGCGCCAATAAAAGCCGTCATTTTTTGCATTCTTTCCTGACTCTACAATGACATCAGAAACGGGCTGTCCGGGCTTTCCACGTCTACGCTTTGCCTTGATTGCCTTTCTAAGTCGCCCAGTTTTCTTTGGTACTCGTTTTTTTGCTTCTTTGGCCGTCTCTGATGCCATGCCGTGAACCATTGCCCTGGATAAGTTACGGG